ACCATCCCCACGATCCCGAAGGGCATGGAGGGGCGGGTACCCCAGAACGCCTCCGACGCCCTGGAACTGTCACGGGAGATCCAGGAGGAGGGACGGCAGCTCCGCCGCCGGCGACTCGAGGGTCGGTTCCAGGGCTACTGAGACATGAGCGGCGGCGGCCCAGAGGCTGCCCCGACGAGCTGGGTCTGGTCCAGGTAGTGCCTGGCGGCCAGCCCTGGCGTCCTGTGCCCCAGGAACCACTGCGCCCGGCCGGGCTGGGTCATCTCGACGTGCGTCGCGGCGCTCCGGCGCAGCCACCGCCCGCTCCCGGCCGGCAGTCCGCAGCTGGCTATCAGCAGCCGCATGAACTTGAAGCTCTGCCGGCGACAGCACACCCACCCCAGAACCGTCCCATCCTTGCTTTCCTGAAACATTCGGTCCACGAGATCCCGAGTCGCCTGAGAGATCACCCTGGTGCAGGGTACGTTCGTTTTCGACGTGACCCAGCCGACGGCCAGCCCATGGAAGTTCTCCTTCCTCCAGGAGAAAACGTCGCCGTACCGGGCTCCGGTTTCGTAGGCCAGCATGGTCCAGCACTGCAAGAACAGGCCGAGATTGGCGCCGTTGCGCAGGCGCTTGCGAGAAAATTTCTCCGCCCCCTTGACCAGCGCCCGGCACTCTGCCATAGTCCACGCCCGTACAGCCTTGGCAGGGACCTTGATCCGCATGACGCCCCTTGGGGCATCGGCAATCAGGCCCTCCTCCCAGGCGTACCGCCAGAGAGTGAGCAGGACCCTTCGGTCATTGGCGACGCTCGACGGCGACAAGGATTCTTGGCGTGCACGGAGGTAGGAATTGATGGCCTGTGCCGTAAATGCGGGTATTTTCGCGGCAAGGTTGGTCATCTGCGTTGCGTATTTGGCGCAGCACTCACGCTCGGCCAGGTAGCGAGCGGCGACACACTTTGGACTCACAGGCAAACCCCTTTGGTAGGTAGTATGCCCCACACTTTGGACCCAATTGCCCCCAGCTCGACAAGCTGGGGGTCGCAGGTTCGAGTCCTGCATCGCCCATTGCCGTACGGATCGACCGCACGGGAGGGGGAGGGTAATTCCGATTACCACTCCTCTCCCGGCTGGTCGAAGTCACAACTCTGGGACCACGCCAAACGGGGCTCTAGGTACTTCTACCTTCGCCACGTCGCAAAGTCCATAAAGTCGGAAGAATCCTCCGCCCTCTCGCACGGCACCCGGCTGCATCGGTGGCTGGAAGTCGGGGACAGGCTGTGGGACGAGCTGGTCGTCCCCCCTGCCGAAGTCCTGACGGACACTGGGCTTATCGGCAAGAAGGCCCTGGCGTGGGTGGCCGAGAATGCTCCCGGCCGCGAGCCCGTTTCCTCTAAGGAAATGGCCCAGCTCCGCTATGAGGCGGATGCCGTCATGGGCCACAAGGCCGCCCGGCGCCTGATCGAGGCGGCTGTCGCACACGAGGTCAGTGTTCGGTGGACAGGCCCGGATGGCGACCTGCTTCGGTGCAGGCCGGACCTGGTCTCGGAAGAAGCGTGGGTCGACCTCAAGACCACGAGAGAAGAGGACATCCTCTCGAGCTTCTGGCAGTCCGTAAAGGACTACGGCTATCACGCGCAGGATGCGCATTACCAGTGGGGCATGGAAGGGCTGGGCATGGAGGCCCGCCCGCTGGTTTTCATCGTCGTCTCGACGGCGCCGTCTCACGACTGCTGCGTCGTCACGCTGCCTCAGGAGTGGGTCGCTGAAGGGCGACGCCGGCTCCTGAGATCTCTGGCGGACATTCGCGTCCGCATGGACCTCGACTACTGGTTGCCGGACCAGCATGGCGAGGTCATTGAACTTCCAGTTCCGGCGCATGTCATGCGAGGGACCGTATGAGCGAGACCGCTGTTGCCTACAAGAAGATCTACACCGCCCTGAACCGCTGCCCCGACGGCACCGGTGAGCTGGCTGCCGCACTGGCGAAGGCCGTGCCTGGCTTTCTGCCGCTGGTCCGCAATCGGGTCAGCCACTTTGCCAAGAAGGGGCCGGACGGAAAGCCCATTCCTGACTACGCCGACCTGGCTCAGTGTCACAAGTCGGCGGCCAAGTCGCTGGCTGAGCAGGGGCTGGCGGTAGTCCAAACGCTGACGAACAACAGCGAGGGCGAGATGGTGCTGTGCACCCAGCTCCTGCACTCCAGCGGCCAGTACATCGAAAGCCTGATCCCGATCAAGCAGGCCACCAGCCCTCAGCAGATGGCGGCTTCGATTACCTACGCCCGCCGCACGGCGTACTGCGCAATGCTCGGCCTGGCTGCCGACGACGACGACGACGGGGCCACTGCAGAGCAGGCGTCTGCCGGCGCTGACCTGGCTGACACGGCCCGCGTTGGGTCCCTGGCGATGGCCGCACTGGAAGCAGCCAAAAACCCGAACGATCGGGCTTCCGTGCTGGCGCGTGCCTCCAAGAGCGTGCAGGAGGGGCGCATGAACATGGCTCAGCTGCAGGCCATGAAGGACCGGGCGGTCGAGATCGACGCCGACGAGGCCAAGAAACAGGGGTCCGCCCGTCGCCGACCCGCTGCCGTCGCCGCTGACGCCGGAACCTGAGGAGGGCCGCCCCAGTGATCAACAAGGAACTCATCGACCTGTGCCGCACCGTCGTTGGTGCGATCCAGGAGAGCGACAGCTTTGACGCCAGCCAGCTCCGGAGGCTGCTGATCCACATCGTGCCGCAGCTGCTCGCCGAGCTCGACATCCTGGCCAACGTGCTGGAGTCCGTCCTATCCCAACGGATGCCAGTCGTGCCTCCGGAGCGGGAGCCCGAGCCCGCTCCGGAGGTCTCTCCCAAGAAGCGGAAGAAGCACAAGAAGGGGAAGGGCCGGGCATGAAGCTGCGAGAGAACCAACGGACGGCGGTCTCTGCTGTGTGCCAGGCCGCCAAGCGCGGCGAGCGGCGGATCGTGGTGTGCCAGCCGGTCGGCTCAGGCAAGACCGAGATCATTGCCGAGCTGTGCCGGCTCGGACGGAGGCCTCTTGTGGTGGCCCCGCTGTTGGACCTGATGCGTCAGGCCCGCGACCGGCTGGAGATGCGGCTGGGAGAGAAGTGCGACATCGAGCAGGGGGCGATGGTTGCCGAGTCGGTGGAGGGGCTGCGACGCCGAGTTATCGTCGGCTCTCGTGACAGCCTGCTCTCCCGGTCCCGATACAAAGCCAAAGCCTACGACGACGTCAGCCTGGTCTGCATCGACGAGTGCCACGTCGGGATCACGCCTCGCCTGGAGGCCATGCTGGAGCACTTCCAGAATCGGGGCGCCACGATCGTTGGCTTCTCGGCCACGCCCTACAAGGGGAAGGGCAAGGCATTGCGCTGGTGGCCTCGCCCGCAGGTCGTCTACTCGCTGAGAGAGGGCATCGACGACGGCTATCTGGTCTCGCCCAAGTGCTTTCTTTCGCAATCGACAGCGCTCGATATGTCGGCGGTCGATGAGGTGGCCGGAGACTGGGACAAGAAGCAGCTTGCCGCCGTGCTGACGGCCGAGCATTTCGTCCAGGAAGTCAGCAGCCTCGTGCTGCAGACCCACGCCCAGCAGCCGTCGGTCGTGTATGCGGCCTGCGTCCGGCAGGCGGAGCTGTTGTCTGAGGTGTTCAGCCGCTACGGAGTGCCGGCTGCCATCGTCCACTCCCGCCAGAATCCGCTGGTGCGGAAGGACAACATGACCGCCTTCCTGTCCGGGCAGGCCAAGATCATTGTCAATGTGGGCATTCTGGGGTACGGCTGGGACTTCCCCGAACTCCGCAATATCTATATGGCGACGCCCACTCGCTCGCTGTCCCGCTACGAGCAGCGGCTGGGGCGCGGGACACGGGCTCTGCATGGCGTGATCCAGGCGGACATGACCCGCGAGGAGCGACGGGCGGCGATCGCCGCCAGCGAGAAGCCGCACTTCAACGTCTGGGACGTCACTGACAGCAGCCGCAAGCACCAGCTTCTGTCGGCCCTCGATGTCCTGGACGCCAAGATCCTGGAGAGCAAACGTCGGCGGCAGCTCAGCAAGGACCTGGCCGCTTCCGACGAGGGCGTCGCCTTTGAGGATGCCGTCAGGGAGCTGGACGCGCTGGAGTCAGCAGAGCGCGAGCAGGAGCGTGAGGCGCTGCGCGAGAAGCGCAGGGGCCTGCTTGTCGGGGTCACCTTCGAGCACGACTCTCGTGACCTGTTCGCCGAGCCGGTGGAGCAGAAGAAGAAGCGCGGCTGGCGCATGCTCTGGAACGGGAAGTATCGCGGCGAGCTGATCGAAAATATTCCGTCTGGCTACTTGCGCTTCGTGATGAAGAGCGCTAAAAAGAAGGACGCTTTCACGGACGCCGTTTCGCGAGAGCTTGCCCGCAGGGATGCGGGCGGCCCCGTCACGCAGGGCGCAGTCAATGGCGAGCGAAGGAGCGCTTGATGGCCGCTACGTTTGCGAGATCGGCATGTCGATGGCTGTTGAGCGGCTGCTCCGCTCCGGCTATCAAGTCGCTCTTCCGATCATCGATGACGGGTACGACATCCTGGCGTTGGATGGCCGGCGTTGCTGGCGGCTCCAAGTCAAGGCCACTGCCAGGACGGCCGGCAAGAACAAGACCCGAGTGCGGATCTCTCGCGGGGGGCGCAAGCAACTGCGCTACGACGCGAGTCAGGTCGACGCCTTCGTCATTGCGAACATATCGACCGGGATGCTGCTCTGCGTTCCGTTCGGGAAGGCATCCGGCAAGAGCTGGATCAACTTCTCAATCGGCACCCAGTACGCCGACTTCCAAATCCTGAGGGGCATCAAGCCACACAAGAACTGACTGACAACACGAACGGCTGCGCGGGTTGGGTGAACCTCTGGCGCGCAGACGCATGACTCGCAACCAGAAGGGATTTGGACGACAGCGAGTAGGCCAGCCGCAAGCGACAGGGCCAAGTCCGACGGTCAGCACTCATGGCCGTTAAGCAGGTCGTATGTCACCCGCCGGTGCGGCAGGGTGGCCACCCGAAAGCGTCCTAACGAGCAGCGGACAGGGTGGCGGCTAACCACAGCATCACGCTGGGGATTAGTCGCCGTCCACCCATTGCGAGCCTTCAAGCAACAGACAGGGTTGGGTAATAGGGGCTTATGAGCACTGACTATCAGGTCTCTCTACTGAGAGTTACTGGGGCCAATGGAGAACAAGCCGTTGTGGCTTGCGTGAACGGCGACGCTGGTGGCGTGCTTGGCGTCGGCGATGAGGAAGGCTGGCTTGGTCCCTGCGAGGACGTACCCAGCGTTGTGCTTGACTGCACGGAGGTGATTCAGTTGACGAACCCGAAGGATGTCAGCGCCCTCGCGGCCTGGCTCTCTGCTGCTGCCGTGTGGCTGCAGGTTCAGCTTCTAACCAAGGAGACGCCATGAGCAAGTTCATTGGCAAAGCCCTCAAAGCCATCTTCGAGGACGGCGTGGGGTGCAGGTCGATCGTGGAGGCTATCGGCGGGGCGATCCGTCGTCGGCCGGTTGTGATCCTGGAGATCCGGGATGTTCAGGCCGGGTCGGATCAGCGTGCGGTGTATCGCTGGGAGGCCAGCTTCTCCAGCTACGACGAGGCGATCGCATTTGATGAGGCGGTGCGTGCCGCCTGCGAGCATGTGTCCAGGGAGGAGGAATGAGCAATGCAGTTCTTGGAGCCTTCGCCAGTGAGTTTCAGTTTTGCGCTGTCTGCTGGTCGCGAGCCAGCCTTCACATTCACCATCTCGTCGGGGGCGCCGGCCGGAAGCACGACCGCCGCAACCTGCTGCGCCTCTGCATGTGGTGCCACGAAGGGCTCCACAGCGGCGGACAGCACGACCTCTCGAAGGGAATGTGCCTCACCGCCAAGCGAGAGGTGGACGACCAGCACTACGACCCAGAGTTCCTGGCTTCCCTCCGACTGCGACGACATTTGGGTTACGGGCCAGAGCCGTACCCCGAGCGCGTTCTTCGGTTCCGGCGTCGCAACGGTTTCCCGGTGGAGCTTCTAGACATGGCCATCAATAGCCGTCGGAAAGGGAAGGTCGGGGAGCTGGAGGCTGCGGCCGAGCTGAATCGGGTTGCTCCGGGAGCCCATGCCCGGCGGTCCCAGCAGCACAGCGGGACGGAGAGCGCATCCGACCTCATTGCTCCTGGCCTGCCTGGCCTGTGGCTGGAGGTCAAGCGAGTTCAGTCCCTGAACATCCAGGCGGTGATGGAGAAGTCGCTCGAGCAGTGCGGCTCGCTGGCCCCCGTGCTCCTGCACAGGAAGAACGGGACGGACTGGCTGGTGACCTGCCGGCTGAGCGACCTGGTGAAGGTGTCCACTGAGGTCCTGAGGGCTGGGTGATGGCAGGCGATCATCACTTTTCAATCAACGGAGTGAGGTGGCTATGGCGCTACACGGTCCTGCGCGGAGCGGCTCAGGGGTGGACGTACATGCCAGACCCCAAGAACCTGTACGTCAAGAAAAAGGTGCTCGTCGACACGCGGCTCCAGGGCCGAGCTCGACTGAACACCGAGATCCACGAGTTCCTGCACGCCGCCAACCCGACGCAGAGCGAGGAGCACGTCACCCAGCAGGGCGACGACCTGACCCGGATCCTGTGGGCGTTGGGCTACCGGCTCAAGGAGGACCGATGACGGTCTCGTTGGAGTGGTACGAGCTGAGCCGAGCGGCGCTCGTGGGCGTTTCCCGGAACGTCGAGGCCATGCGCATGGGCTGCCAGAACCGGATGCCAATCAACGACGAGTGGTCAATTCACGTGCTCGGTGCCTGCGGCGAGTGCGCGTTCGCCAAAGCCACAGGCCGCTACTGGAGCGGAGGGGTCAACACCTTCAAGGCGGCAGCCGATGTGGGGCGCGAGATCGAGGTGCGCACCCGCTCCAAGCACACCTACGACCTGATCGTCCGGCGCGACGACAGCGATTCGAGCGCATTCGTGCTGGTCACTGGGGGTCCGAAGGACTTCGTGGTGCACGGGTGGATGCGAGGCGAAGACGCCAAGCGGCCTGAGTTCCTGGCTGATCACGGCAATCACGGGGCGGCGTTCTTTGTTCCCAAGAGCGCGCTGCGCCCCATGCACGAACTGGAGGGCCGACTGTGAACACCACCACCATGCAGACGTTCTCTGGCAAGCTCATCGACCTGGCCAAGTTCACGCACCTGGACGTCAGGCTGACTGACATCTCTCACGCCCTGAGCATGATCAACCGGTTCACTGGTCACAGCACCTCGCCCTACTCAGTGGCCCAGCACAGCGTCCACGTGAGCCGGCTGCTGCCCGACGACCTGGCACTCTGGGGCCTGCTGCATGACGCCAGCGAAGCCTACTTGGGAGATGTCGCCACGCCGCTCAAGTCCCTACTGCCGTGCTACCAGGAGATCGAGGAGCGGGTGCAGCGGGCCGTTGCTCGCGCCTTTGGTATGCGCTGGCCGATCCCGGAGCCGGTGAAGCTGGCGGACCGCGCGGCGCTCGCGGCAGAGAAGGCTGCCCTGTTTTCGGTGCAGCACGACTGGGGATTGGGTGAGTGCATGCCGGCCAGGATCGGCGTCCCGCTCCCCTGGTACGAAGCCAAGTCAGAGTTTGAGTCCCGGTTCAAGGAGATCGTGAAATGAAGAGTGTTGTGCAGATGGAGAGCGAGCGGGTGAAGTACCAGAGCGGTGCGGTGCGGTCCTCCGATGCTGAGGCGACGCGGTACGACCTGGTCAGTCCGATTGGCCTGGCTGCCGTAGCGCAGGCCTGCGCAGAGGGCGCGGAGAAATACGGCAACTACAACTGGGAGCGAGGCATGCCGGCTCGCGACATGATCAACCACGCCCTGCGGCATGTGTACCTGTTTCTGGGAGGGGACAGGAACGAGGACCATCTGGGCCACGCCGCCTGGAATCTGATGGGCGCAATTCACTCTCTTGAGGTGTGGCCGGAGCTCAATGAGGGGACTCTTCGTACCGGCTTTTGCGAGGCGCCAGTTAAGTGACCACAGAAACGAGGGAATGGAGTCCCTCTTTCGATGCCGAGCAGGCGTGGAAGGACTTCATGGTGGGCGTCATGGCCCACACGGTAACGCTGTGTAAGTGGCTGGGTAAAAAGCACTCGGCCCGCCGGATTGCGATGCGGCAAAACGGCCCCAGCCGGCAGCTCTACAACGCTGCCGTCGCCTGGAGGTGGGTGTTTTGGGGGCCCGAGAGCGAGCTGACTCTGGAGGAGGTCTGCCTGCATCTCGGAGTAAGCGCCCCCAGAGTGCGTTCCAGGATCATGGCAGAGAGTGGGGCGCACGGGGACATAAACCAAGTGGTGGCGAAAGTCCTGTACTTGGCGGAGGTGGAGTATGCCCAGCATTGCCGAAAAGCTCCGCGTTCTGGTGGAGTGGTCGCCGTTGATTGGGCTGGTCTCCGCCGTTACCGGAGCGTCTACCCCGTTGGATCGAGCGTTGAAGATTTTTGCCGTGTTGCGCTGGGTCGCGGACAAGACGGACACGCAAATCGACGACCACGTAGTCGATCTGCTCGAGGACATTCTCAAGACGCCAGAGGGCCAGGCCCTGTTCGAGTACGTGCAGGCGCTCGCCACAA